ACGCGCCCGTTGGCCTACATACTGACCGTGATCTGGTATGGCCCCATCACCAGCAACGAGCAGTATGTTCAGGCCAACGGGCGCGTCGAGCGTATCGGGAAGAAGCACGTCAGCAACGTGGTCCATATCGAGGCAACTGACCTCGAGCACAAGATGTACCACCGGCTGGCCAACAAGCAGAAGCTGCAGGGGCTGCTTCTCGATCTGATCCAACAAGCAACGGAGTGACAGATGACCGTGACAGTCGATGCCGTCATCAAGAAGTACATGAAGCTGCGCTCGCAGAAGGAGGCCGTCGAGGCTGAGGTCAAGGAGCGCATCAACCAGATCAAGGCTGACATGACCAAACTGGAGGCGTTCCTCAAAGCGAAGATGGACGCTGACGGGTTGACCTCGTTCAAGTCGGAGCACGGCACCGCGTTCCTCACCACGACCGACTTCGCCAACGTCGATGACTGGGACGCCGTGCTGCGGTTCATCCGCGAAGAAGGCGCTTACGATATGCTCGAGCGGCGCGTCAGCAAGACCGCAGTCCGTGGCTACATCGAAGCCAACAAGGAAGTCCCGCCGGGTGTGAAGTACGGCACCAAGCTGGACATCAACATCCGTAAACCTACTGCTCGTTAAGGAGGATCCCATGAGCAACCTGATCCCGACCAACATCCAAGTCCCCGCCCACTTGGCAGCCAAGGTCGGCCAGCCGTCGGCGCTGTCGCAGAGCATTGCTGCAGGTATCTCGGCTGGCGCCTCGTTCCCCCGCATCTCGATCAAGGGTGCCCGCTTCCGTATCGTCGAGGACGGTACCGAAACCGTGCTGGACACCACGTCTCTCGAAGTTGTCATCGTCGGCGCGAACCCGAAGCTGTCGAAGACCTACTACGCCAAGGCGTGGGATCCCGACGCTGACGCGACGGCACCGGACTGCTTCTCGCTCGACGGTATCCGGCCGCACCCCGAGTCGACGAGCCCGCAGAACGACGTCTGCGCCACCTGCCCCCACAATGCATGGGGTTCCAAGAAGGGGCCGCAGGGGCAGGATCTGAAGGCCTGCACGGACCAGAAGCGCTTGGCCGTTGTGGCAGCTGATGATCCCGATGGCCCGGTCTATCTCCTGCAGGTCACGCCGTCGGCGCTGAAGGGGCTCAACGCCTATCACAAAGAGCTCTCCATGCGTGGTATCCCGGCCGAGATCGTCAAGACCAAGATCGGGTTCGACACTGACGCGTCCTACCCCAAGCTCAAGTTCGGCTTCGCCGGCTTCCTCGACGAGGATGCTTACGCTGCGGTCGAGCCGCTGTTCGGTGCTGACAATGTACTGGATATTACTGGGGAGCGGCAGCCGGAGGTGGCGTCGACGGAGACCAAGCCGCGCAAGGCAGCGGTGAAGGCTGAACCTAAGGCCGAGCCCGAGCCCGAGCCGGTGGCCGAGCCGGTGGCCGAGGAGAAACCCAAGCGTGGGTTCGGTGCCACCAAGGCCGAAGCGCCGAAGGCTGCTGCCAAGCCCAAGGCCGAACCGAAGGCGGCCGCGGAGGCGGACGACGTCCTGTCGCTGGCCGACGAGATCGCCTCGCTGGTGGGGGATGACGATGACGACTAATCCACCCCTCGACTTCGAGAAGGTGGAGCTCGTTCGCGAGCGGATGGCACTGACCATCAAGGATATGTGCAAGTTGCTCGGGGTGTCCCGCGTCACCTACTACCGGTGGGTGGAGGGCGGACCGATCCGGGAGAGCAATGAGAAGAAGGTCAAAGAGACCCTGCGCCAGATCCTTCCACTTTTGAAAGATGGTACTTGGCCCCCCGAAGGGGCTCAGCACTGGACAAGCGAGAGACGGCTGAACACACTCCTTGAGATTTTAGGTATCGAGGCGTAGTGTGGCCGAACGGGGGAGGGCGACCCCCTCCCCCACAATGGGTAGGATGTGACACATGGATACGCTGGACTTTCTCCGGCGTGTCCTGCCCACCGAAGGGACATACTGCAGGTTCACCCTTTCCGGTAAGCGGAACAAATTTCTCGGTGATCTGGCCGAGGTGGTGAGCGAAGTGCAGGCGTTGGACCAACGCGGGCAGGATGCGTATTTCGCTATCTCCAGCTTCAAGGACGATAGCAGCCGCCGCAACGTGAACGTGCTGGCGACCAAGGTCATCACCATCGACGTGGACTGTGGCGATGGTAAACCGTTTGCCACATGGAAGCAGGGGCTCAAGGCTCTCGGCACGTTCGTCGCAGAGATGAAGCTACCCAAACCACTGATCGTCCGGTCAGGCAACGGGCTCCACACGTACTGGGTATTGGAACGCGACCTCGACCGGGATGAGTGGACCCCGCTGGCCCGGGCCATGAAGGCCGCAGCCGAAGGCCAGAAGTTCGACATCGACCCGACGAAGACAGCCGACGCATCAGCAGTGCTGCGCCCTGTGGGAACCCACAACTTCAAGGACCCCACCAACCCCAAACGCGTTGAGGTGTTGATCGACGGCGGGGACACCACCGTGGCGGCCATGCGAAAGGCGCTGGCCTACTACTTCAACCCGGCTGCTACGCCGACCAAGAAGCGCAACAACGGGCTACTGGACAGCCTCGCAGCGCGCAGCGACATGCCCCCTGCCATTGGCAGCCTCGTGGCCGAGAAGTGCCAGCAGGTTCAGTGGGCGACCGAGAACCAAGACAAGGTCTCCGAGCCCCTGTGGTACGCCCTGATCGGTGTGGCTGCGTTCTGTGAAGACCCCGAGGATACGGCCCGCCGGTGGAGCGAAGACTACCCGGGCTACTCCGAGAGCGCCACGCTGAAGAAGCTGGACCACTGGCGCGAGCAGGCCACCGGGCCGACGACATGTGCCAAGTTCGAGTCCGAGCGCCCCGTCGGGTGTAAGGGCTGCCCGTTCGCCGGACAGATCGGCAGCCCAGCGCGACTGGGTGTGCGGTACAAGGAGGTAGACACCAGCGCTGAGGCGCCCGAGGCCGTCGTTACAGAGGTCGCTATCCCCAAGCCGTTCAAGCGGACGTCCAAGGGTATCATGGCGACCATCGATGACACCGACATCGATATAGCCCCGTTCGACATCTACCCACTCAGCTATGGGTATGACGAACATCTCGGGTACGAAGTGGCTCAATTCATGTGGGATCGTCCCCATGTAGGGTGGAAGGTGCTAACATTGCGCCAAGCCTACCTCGCCGATGGTACCTACCGTGAGTTCGTGGGCGTCATCGCAGACCAAGGGATTGTGCTGCAGACGAGGAAACAGACGGAGTACTTCCAGCTCATGCTGCGCTCTTACATGAACGAGTTACGCAAGGTCAGGACCGTCACGAACCACTACGCCACCATGGGGTGGAAAGAGGACAACACGCTCTTTGTTCTGGGGGATGACCTGTACCGGCGCAAGGACGACGGCACTGTCGAGAAAGACACTATCCGGCTGGCGGCTCATGTGAGTCGGGCGGGCAGCGACATGTACAAGCTCCACGGCAGCTATGCTACGTGGAAGGCTGGCACATCGATCCTGCGCAAGGCCAAGCTGTACCCACACCAGTTCTCGATAGGTATCGGGCTGGCCTCGATCCTCATGCAGTTCACCGGGCTGAAGGGCGCGACGGTTTCGTTCTACGGCCCCTCGGGGAGTGGTAAGTCGCTGGCCCAGCTGATGCAGCAGTCCCTATGGGGCGACCCCGAGAAGCTGCACTTCCAGTCCAAGTTCACTGCCAACGCGCTGTTCAGCCGCTTCGGTCTCTACGGTAACCTACCCATGACGGTGGACGAGGCCACCCAGATGACAGACAAAGACGTTGGGGATTACCTGTACTGGGTCAGCCAAGGGCGCGACAAGGCCCGCCTCAGTCGCAGCGCAGAGGAGAAGGCTCCGAAGGAGTGGGCGCTATTCTCCACCCTGTCCACTAACAAACCGGTCGCCAGCAAGCTGATCTCCAGTGGTGACGAGACCGACGCTCAGCTGGCTCGCTTGCTGGAGCTCCGGGTGGATCCGTCGCCGTTGTTTGCCGAAGGTACCGATGCCGGCCGCAAGCTCCACCGGCTGTTCACGGAGAACTATGGGTACGCAGGCCGTGAGTTCCTTGAGCGCCTGATGCAGATCGGCGAACAGGGTATCCGCGCCTTGCTTGCCGCCGCGTTCGCCGAGTTCGAGAAGAAGTACGGCAAGAAGTTCTCGGGCGTTGAGCGGTACTGGGAGGTCGCTGTCGTGGTGACCGAGCTGGCTCTGCGGCTGGCCCACCAGTGGGGCATCATTGACTACCAACCGACCGACGTGATCCAGTGGGTCCTGTCGCAGATCGACACCATGCGGGAGGTTGTGGCAGACAACCATCGCGACGACTTCGACCTGCTCGCCGAGTATGTCAACGAACACCTCAGCAACACGCTGGTGGTCTGGCACAACCCCGGGCAAGAACCGACACCGGCCTACGAAATACTGCCGCGCGGACCGATCCGTGTGCGGATCGACGGCAAGCGTGGGAAGGGGTCCCTGAAGCTGATCGGTGGCTCGATGATGCTGGACCGCGGCCATTTCCGCCAGTGGTTCGCCAAGCGGGGAGGCAACGCTCGGGAGCTCGTGGCCCAGATCACCGAGGCCGGGGCCAACGTCACGCCCAAGATCCAGAAGGCATCACTGGGTAAGAACTCTCCGCTCTCACCGCCACAGTGCTATGTTATAGG